GTAGAAACATCAATTGAGTCGTCTGGTCCGACTGGAACAGCTCTATTACTCCAAGTGGTGCCCATTAACTCTATATAACTTAAACTTCCCCAATCTAAGTAATTGTCTGTGCTTTGTATTTCTAAACTTGGATTAAAAAGTACTAACATCTGCTCTAGTAATTGGAGTTTCTGTGTAGTATTACTAGTCCATACATCGACGTTTATAGTTAAAGTATAAGGAACTGGCATTAACCGTTCTATAGTAAATGCATTTCCTTGTTGGTTTGTGTATTCTCCAGTATCTTCGTTATATCTTCTCATACGGATATGACGTTTGTCAACGTGTGACGGATCTTGTCTTCTTTCTGGATTATATGTAAATTCGTTAATGTAACAACTAATCATTGGTGTAGGAATAATTTTATTCTCACTGTTGTCTCTAATAATACTAGATACCATCCTGGTTGCATCTCCGTACTTTACAGGAACCGTTACTAGAGTTGTATTTCCATCTCTATCTTTTCCATATTCGACTTGGAAATTTGAAAAAGCACGGATAAACTGTAATAAGAATCTTCTTACTTGATTGTCATAGAAAAATTGCTGGGCCATTAAATGTCTTCCTGTATCTCAAGTGCTTTGCTTAATGCTTGACGCTGGTTAATAACCGTGTTATCATCTTGTGTTGTAGTTGCTGTATTATTAATAAATCCTGATGTTAGAGTTGAACTTTTTCCTGGAGTTGGATTACTTCTCAAATTATCTTCTACTTTATTCCATCGATTCCCATTATATCTAAAAAGTCTATTAGGTAAAAAGTCTAATCTTAAAACATAATTTCCTTCGGTAGGATCTGAAGGAAAACTAGTACCCATTGTTATTTCTTCACCATTAGGAGCAAGTCCGTCTCCAACAAGATATCCACTATAAGCCTTACTGTTCTCAGGAGTAGTTCTTGCACTATCTGCAGTTATTAATGTGTTGTCAATACTAATTCCTGTGCCAGGTGCATTAATATTTGAAGCATCAGCAGTAACCAACGCAACACTAGCAATTTCAGTATCAGCAGTAACTGAACTATCAGCAGTAGATATGTTACTATCGGCTGCAGTAATAGGACCATTGTCACTAGTGAGTAAACTATTATCTGTAGTAACTCCTATATTAGCCGCACCACTATCAGCAGTAAATCCTTTAGGCTCCTCAGGAGCACCAGTTACTGGATCAACAGGAACGACATAATACTTACTTATGTCGTATCCGCTCTTAGGAACTTCTACTTCTGCTTGTTCAACTACTTTACTAGTAATCTCAAGTTCTTTAGTATAGGTACTAAGTAGATCTCTTAGTGTCTTATCTGTGCTTTCACCTGTGTTATCGTTAAGTTGTATCTTATTAAGTATATCATTATATTCTTGACTGTCTACTAATGGAGTACATTTTACTCTCCATAAATGAGGCCACCAAGTTGGAGAGTATCCTTCTGCAGGTCTCGATCCTTCTTGTACTACATAATATCTTTTTAGTGCTACTTCTAAACTAGTATCTAAACTATTATAATCTTTTAAATGAGGCATTTCTAATACGTCACCACTCATCAATCTACGACCTAATATCCGATCCATATCTGACATGTGAAAAGTAACAAATAGTGTATCGTTCTGTAAAAAAAGACCAAACTGGCTTAAATCAAAATCCGTATCAGCGACATTATATATACCTCGTAGGTTATATATGTCAGTTTCGTATTTACGATCTCTGTTCTCTAAAAATAAGAAATCTTGTATTGCTAAAGGATCATCAGTTGTTGATTGTGGCTGACTTTTATCCTTACTGGGACCTTGGTCCAAAACACCTAAGTACTTATGAACATGAACTCCTGTGCCTCCTACTGTAAATTGTTCTTTAATATTTCTATCAAAAAACTTAAAATCGTTAGTATGTGCACCATCTTTCCAGAGGCTGAGTCGAGGCAAAATATTACTCCTATTCTTTATACTATTTATCGGTATAAAAAAAGACTGCCGAAGCAGTCTTTTTCTTTAGGGAGGAATTTTTGTAATTAAGCAGCCACCTGCACATATGGCTTGCTAAAACCATTACCAAACTCTATATCAGTATAGTGACTAACATGAAAGTAATCGCTTTGGCTATCTGACTTATCAAACCAATCCGGACCTTTCATTGCCGCTAATAACTCTAACAAGAACTTCTTTTCTACACCATCATAGTGTGTTTCGATATGATAAACATTAACTTGTCTAAAATCATTTGCATGTTTACCAAACTCAAAAATACCACTGCTTATTTTAACACAAAGTACCATGTGGTTCCTAATGCTAATAGAAGCCTTACATCCATACTTTTTTAATACTGCTTTAATTGCTGGTGCTAACTTTGTTTTATTTGCTTGACTTACATATGCCATTTGACTCTCCGTTTAATTGCTTGTTTCTAACTATACTTTATAATAGCACAGAATACCAAAACGTCAACCGAAACGTAAACTTATTAACTGGTTGACATATATAACAGAAGTGTTATAGTATATACATAGTTAGGAAAACAGAGAAAGATAAACTATGATAAATGATATGCAACGAGATTTAGAAATGCTAAAACAAGTTCAAGTATTAATGAAGAAGTCTACTACAAGAAGAACTGCAACTGAAATACTAAGTACTATTATCCATGAGAAAACAGATGAAGTACAACGAACAGAGCAAGGTATGGAAGCCTTGCGTGTAGCAATGGGAGGAAAGTAAATGGCGTTAAGTGCTCTTAAAGGTAAAAAACTTACTAAGAAGAAAACTATATCTCGTAGAAAATTATCTGGTGCTGGGGCGGCTCCTACAGATTCTTTTAGGAATTGTACAGAATTCTTCCATTGGCAAGTAGACAATAAGAATTGTGGCACTATAACAAAAGCATATTTAAAGAAAACTCTTTCTAAAGAAGATTATAAAGCAGTCTCTAAACTACCCGAGTGGACATTTTATAGACAACATATCGCAGCATATTGTTGGTGGGCAGGACAAGACTTAAAAACAAATGCAGATACAACAGAATGGATGACTACTCATTTCCAAGGATGGATTGAAAAAGGTCGTCCCCTTGCTGAAATAGAAAAGAAAAAAGCAGAAGAGAAGAAGAACATATACATTCCTAACATACAAGAACGTATCAGAGAAGCCGCCGATGATATCATTGCTTCTGTAGAAGAAGTTGTTGATGATTTTATTAACGATCCAACTACTTTTAAGAATCCTGATATGGTAAAAATGCTTAAAAAACTAAATGTTAACCAAGCACATACTAGACACATTATTAATTTCTATCAAGGATCTTTAACAGAATTTAGTTTGTTATTAAATCCTGTGAAGTTGTCTGCTAAAGCAACTGAACAAGAAAAAGACTTAGCAGATCAATTCAAAGAAGGATATGCACACTTATCTAAGTTAGAGATTAAAAAAGGATATGAGTTATATCGTGGCATTATTAGTGCATGTGATTTAATTGTACAAGAGAGTAAAGCAAGTAGAAAAACTCGTACTCCTGTACTTAAATCTGCTACAAAACTTGTTTCTAAGTTAAAGTATTGTGTAACAGATCCTAAGTATAAGGTAGCAAGTATAAAGCCCGAAGATATAATAGGATCTACGGAGTTATGGATCTTTAATATTAAAACTAGAAAACTAGGAATATACATTGCTGAAGATAATTGCACACTACAAGTAAAAGGAACTACATTACAGTTTTTTAATTCTTCTACAAGTGTTTCTAAAACTTTGCGTAAAGCAGAAGACCAACTAAGAGAATTCAACAGTGCAAGTTCAGCAAAAAAGAGAAAATTTATTCCAAATATCAACGGAGTTGAAACTAAACTTAACGGAAGAATAAATGCAGATACAGTATTGCTTAAGGTTTCTAAATAAATACAGTAACAAGGAATTTTAAGTATGGCAGATTTAACCACTTTAAGAAAAGGAATACAAGATTACATATACTTTCGTTTAGGCGGAGATATGGTAGATGTTGAACTCGACCCAGCACACTATAATATGTGTATTGACCAGGCGTTGCGTAAGTATAGACAACGAGCAAATAGTAGTGTAGAGAGCAGTTATTTGTTTTTAACTATTGTAGAAAATCAACAAGAGTATGTATTACCCAATGAAGTAAATGACGTTAGACAAGTATTTAGACGAAGTGTTGGTAGTGGAGGGTCAGACACAGGCACAAACTTTGAACCATTTGAAGCGGCATTTGTAAACACTTATTTGTTACAAGCAGGCAGAGTAGGTGGACAAGCAACTTACGAAATGTACTTTCAATATCAAGAAATGAGTGCTAAAATGTTCGGTGGGTTTGTTAATTTTGAATACAATTCTGCTACTAAAACTATAACACTATTAAGAAAATTTAATGATAGCGGAGAAAAGGTTATTCTTTGGGTATATAATGATCGACCAGAAAGTAACTTACTACAAGATAAACAAACACAACCTTGGATACAAGATTATTCATTAGCATTGGCTAAATTTACATTAGGTGAAGCAAGAAGTAAATTTAGTACTATAGCAGGACCACAAGGTGGTACAAGTATGAACGGCGACACTCTAAAAGCCGAAGCCCAAGCAGAGATGCAACAACTAGAGGAAGACTTGAGGAATTATGTTGACGGATCTGATCCACTTTCATTCATTATAGGTTAATAAATTGATCAAATGTCCGCTACCCTACATGCACCAGTTTATTGGGCAAAACTTCACAAAGCCTTGTTGTGATTTTACCGAAAGTAGTACCCTTACACCTTTACAATATTGGAATAGTAAAGAACTTGCAACTGTGAGGACTGAACTTGAAAACGGTATGTGGCCCAAAGGTTGCAGTTCTTGCAAGTATCAAGAGAAAAATAATCAGATAAGTTTAAGGCAACGTAGTCTAAATGAATATTCAATACCAGATACACCAAACGTTGAATATGTAGATTTAAGACTTAGTAATAAGTGTAATTTTGCATGTAGAAGTTGCGAGCCTATTTTTAGTAGTAGAATTTCAAAAGAAAGCAATGTACATAACTTAAAAGACTACTACGGGTATTCTCTAGATAAAAACTATGTTGAACACACCGAACAAATATCCAATGACATAAAGGAAATGATTCCTAAAATAAAAAAACTTATGTTTACCGGCGGAGAACCTACATATATTAAACAGTTCTACGATATACTAGATACATGTGATACTAATATAAATCTGCTTATTACAACAAATGCAAGTATGATAGACGATAAGTTTTTAGAGTATGCAAAAAGGTTTCATAACTTACATATTACACTTAGTATAGATGCAGTAGGCAAATCCGCAGAATATATTAGACATGGATCGATATGGAAAACAATAGATCAAAATATTCAAAAGATATTATCTTTAAAATGTAGTGTAATGTATAACACTGTTCTTAGTGCATATAGTGTTCCTTACATTGAAAGTTTAGTAGATTACATCATAAAAAACGAACAGGATGCTTATGGGGCAGATATGTATATATGTAACTACCCGCAACATTTAAATCCATGTGTACTTCCAAAAGAATTTAGAAATTACTTGACAGAACAGTTAAATCGTAGTATTGTAAAACTTAGTAATAGTAAAAGAGCTGAAGATTATTATAATGCAATTCAAGTTTTAAAATCGTTAATAGTACAACTAGACACAGATTATAGAGATAACACAAAGTTTAAGACATTCACAGATAAACTTGATACAATACGGAATCAAAAATATGATTATAGGGATATGTGGACTAATTGGTAGCGGCAAAGGAACTGTCGGCGATATGCTTGTCGAACAAGACTTTAAGCACGAAAGTTTTGCCTCGAGTCTTAAAGATGCTACTGCTAAGATATTTAATTGGGATAGAGAATTAGTAGAAGGCATTACTGACCAAAGTAGAATATGGCGTGAAGCAGAGGATAAATGGTGGGGAGAGAGATTGGGTATTCCCAACTTTACTCCCAGACTAGCACTACAATTAATAGGATCAGAAGTATTTAGAAATCATTGGCATCAAGACATTTGGATACTAACTATGGAAAATCGTATTAAAGATGCAACACATAATATAGTAATAACAGACGCAAGGTTTCCAAACGAAGTACAAATGATACGCAGACTCGGAGGAAAGATTGTTCGAGTTAAACGAGATGAGGATCCTGAATGGTGGAACTTAGCAGTTACTGATGCTGAACAAATGCCAGTTTTATTTCCTGATATACATTCTAGTGAATACAGTTGGGTAGGAACCACTCCCGACTATTTAATAACCAACAACGGAACAGTTAGTGAATTACAAAACGTGGTTAATGATCTTCTAAAAGATCTCCTTGTACCCACCCAGTCTTAGACAACTCAAAATTACAGTTTAAACAAACTGTCTTTAAGTTACTAACATTTATATTTTGTCGATTAGAATC